CAATGATGATGACATTGGTTATTTTGAATGGTCAGCACCAACTGATGAAATAAGCATTGAAAACGCCAAATGGTCAAATCCAGCAATGGGCATCACAATTCACCCTGACAATTTGCGTGCCGTGTTTAATGACCCACCTGACGTGGTAATGACTGAAGTATTGTGCCGTTGGGTCGTGGCTATATCTTCAGCCGTTGATTCTGCCAGTTGGGGCAATTGCCTGGATAAGTTAGTTGACCTTGATGTTGAAAAAACAACATGGCTTGCAATTGACCTATCACCCGATAGAAAACACGCTGCATTGGTGGCAGCCCAAAAACTTGGTGATGAATCATTTGTGGTCAAATTGTTGCACACCTGGAAAAATGATTTGCAACTAGACGATAAGGCCATTGCTAACGATTTAGCCGACTATGCCCGCAAATACCCAGTTGAGCAGGTTCTTTATTCACGGCGCACGGCAGGGGCGGTTGCAGCGCGACTTGCACCAGCAGGGATTCCAATTTTCGACATGGACACGGCTTACCCCCAAGCGTGTGACGAAATGTTGTCGGCAATTAACTCAGGGCGGTTGAAACACCGTGGCCAATCGGAATTGACCCAACAGGTATTGGCAGCAGTGCAATTGAAACGCGGTGACGGCGGGTGGGTTATTGGAAGGCGTGCCAGCGGCCAAATTGTTTGCGCGGCCGTGGCCGTCAGCCTTGTTAGCCATTTTGCGACACGCCAAGACAATGATTTGGACATTATGGTTGGTTAGGTGTAAAACCCTGTGAAAATTGCGCCATGGGATTTTTAGATTTATTTACACCGCGTAAGGTTGATGCTGCCGTTCCAGTTGAAGCCACAAACGTGGACGCGGCTGCGGTTGCACCTTATTTCAGTGAAGTAGGTAATTTATTCTTATTCGGTGGGATAGTTACTGCTTCACGCGCTGAAGCAATGAGTGTGCCAACCGTAGCGCGCGCTTTGGGAATTATTCAGACTATTGCGTCATTGCCAATGCACACGCGAAATGAAGCAACGGGTGAAAAAATTTCACAACCGCGTGTAATCAACCAGCCTGACCCACGAATTCCAGGTTCAACATTTTGGGCATGGATTATTTCAGATTTGTTCTTTTTTCCTAGCGCGTATGCATACGTTATGGATAGGTACGCAGACACGGGCAGAATTCGCGCAATGGAACGCATTGCACCTGAACGCGTAACAATTACAACAAATGGCATGGGTTATGAAATTGCAACGTATTCAATTGACGGCGCATTTGTTGACCCCGCAAATCTTGTCGTCTTTCAGGGATTCCAAGAAGGATTATTAAGCCGCGCAGGTCGCACCGTTCGAGCAGCGGCGGCACTAGAACGTGCAGCAATGAATTTTGCAGTTGAACCAATTCCACAAATGGTTCTGAAGTCAAACGGAACATCATTGCCAGCAGACCGTGTTGCAAAGTTATTAAGTGCATGGCGCACGGCACGTGCTAACAAATCGACGGCGTTTTTAAATGCTGACGTTACTCTGGAGACGCTTGGTTACGACCCAAAGAATTTGCAGTTAAATGAAGCCCGAAATTATGTTGCACTTGAACTTTCACGCGCAGCAGGACTTCCAGCCTATTTCACCGACGCACAACAATCAACATTCACATACTCCAACGCCTTGGACAAAAGGCGTGACCTCGTTGATTTTGCTTTCAGAAATTACATGTCCATAATCGAAGAACGCCTTTCATTTGCTGATTTCACACCAGCAGGCAACAAAGTACGTTTCGACCTTGATGATTTCTTGCGTGGCAATCCTTATGAGCGTGCGCAAGTTTATGAAATTTTAAACCGCATTGGCGCAATGAGCGTTGATGAAATTCGCGAGGAAGAAGATATGCTGCTATGAAAAAAGTAATCACACCAATGCAAATCACCGCGGCAGATTCAAACAGTCGCACAATAACGGGGCGCATTGTTACGTTTGAGGAAACTGGTAATGCGTCAATTGGCAAGGTTCAATTTGCTGCTGGCTCAATCGAAGCAACCGCGGTGTTGCTTAACCTAGAACATGACCGCACACGTCGAATTGGCAAAACACTTTCAATTGAATCAAACGACAAGGGAATTGAAGCAACTTTCAAAATTGCAAACACAACTGCTGGAACTGATGCACTTGTGGAAGCGCAAGAAGGTTTGCGTGACGGCTTCAGCGTTGAAGTTTCATTTGACGAATATGAGACATTAAAAGACGGAACAGTGCGCATTTTGAAAGGTGAACTAACTGGGGTTGCATTAACTAGCGAACCAGCAATCCGTTCATCACGCGTCACCGAAGTTGCCGCAACAACAGGCGAAGAAGAACAAGTTTCAGATTCAACAATTGAACCTGAAGTCACACCAACAACAGAAGGAGACGAAGTGGAAAACACCGTCAATGACGCTTCAGCCGTAGAGACGGTCGAAGCCGCTCAGTCAATAACCGCACAATCAAATGCAGTGGGTGGCTGGAAGTCAACACCACGCATTGAGTTAACTGCTGCAAAGTATCTTGAAAACAAGGTTCTTGCTGCAACAGGTGACGAAAACGCACGCCAATATGTTTTGGCAGCAGACAACACAACAGACAACGCTGGACTTGTTCCAACACGTCAGTTGTCAGAAGTTATCAACGGACTATCAACAACAATCCGCCCAAGCATTGACGCGATTTCTCGCGGTGCATTGCCTGACGCTGGTATGACTTTTGAAATTCCAAAGATTACGCAAGTTCCAACAGTCGCAGTCACCGCTGAAGATGCAGCGTTTTCTGATACTGACCAAAATTCCGCGTTCTTGAGCGTGGATGTTAAGAAGTTCGCTGGCCAGCAGAAATTTTCGGTGGAATTACTTACGAGGACTAGCCCTTTGTTCTATGACGAGTTACTTCGTAACATGGTTGCAGCCATGGCTAAAGCACAAAACTCATACGTCAACGGCTTGTTAATTTCAGGTTCAACAACAGATGCAACGACAGTTGCAACATATCCAACTGCTGCTGAATTGCTTGGAATTATCGGTCGCGGTGCTGCAAGCGTTTATGGCGCAACTGCTGGCCTTGCAAATCCATTTGCACGCAACATGATTGCATCAACTGGACAATGGTCAAACCTAATGACTTTGAATGACGCTGGACGTCCAATTTATTCACAGGTTTCAAATCCTATGAATCAACCTGGTGTTTCAGTGCCAACAAGTTTGACAGGAAACGTCGCGGGGTTGAATTTGTACGTTGACCCAACAAACGGTGGTGACGGAGACGGTACATTGCTAATCGTCAACCCTGACGCTTACACATGGTACGAGGGAACTTCATACCAACTACGCGCTGAATCAACTGCTGACGGTTCAATTACTGTTGGTGTGTATTCATTTGGTGCCGTGGCGACCAAAATCGCAGCGGGCGCATTCAAAAATAATAAGGCGTAATCGCAACAAACTAATCATGCGCCGTGGTCACTCCCGAACGCGGCGCAGCAGACGAAAGGGGCGGAAATGCCAAGCATTGTTTCTACGGCTTCACTTAGAAGCATTCTTGGCGTTTCCGTTTCCCTCTATCCTGACAGTTACCTGGACGAAATTATCAACACCGCTGAAGCGGTCATTTTACCAATGTTGGTTGCGAATACAAACGCAATCAATGCTTATGAATTAAAAGATAACGTGGCAACCTATTACACCCAACGCGAACACCATTTTGTTGCTGGTCAATCAATAATTGTGACGGGATTACCCGCACCTTTCAGCGCAACAGTGACCGTTGTTAAAACAGGCGTATTTCATTTTACCGCTGCAATCACAAGTGCAAATGTGACTTTGCGCGACATTATACCAACAGGCACGGCGACACTTTCGGGTTATTCTGCTGTTGATATTTACGCAAATTCACCACCCATTGAATCAGCCATCTTGGCAGTCAGCGTTGAAGTATTTCAATCACGCGTGGCCGCTGGTGGAGAAATTCAGGGTGTAGATTTTGCCAGCACGCCATATCGTATGGGTAGAAGTTTGACCAACCGTGTCAGCACACTTCTTCAGCCGTTTTTAGATGTTGAAACGATTTGTCAATGACCGCATCAACAATTTCTGACACCCGCGCAGCCCTGGCAAATGCATTTTCGGCTTTGTCTGCCAATGTGTACGCGTCCGTTCCCGAATCGCCAATTCCTCCAGCAATAGTGGTTGTTCCAAATTCACCCTACATGGAAGTTGTGTTAATTGGTAAAACACAAACAAAAGTAAAACTTAACTTTGCAATCACGGCAATTGTTTCATCAAATAGTAATGCAGGTTCATTAGATAACCTTGAAAAACTAATAATCGGAATTCTTGCGGCAATGCCGTCAGGATATGTTGTTGACGTTGTTGAAAAGCCAACGGTATTAGAGGTTGGGCAATCCCCAATGCTTGTGGCTGACATCAACGTTTCCACCTATTACACACAGACAAACTAAGGAGAAAAAATGGCCACCACAGTAATAACTGGGCGCGACGTCACCTTTACTATTGGTGGCAATAATTTTGACGCACAGGCAACTTCAGCAGTGCTTTCAAACTCACCAACAATGGTTCGTTATCAGACACTTGACGGCGTAGTAAATCGCCACATTGATGATGAATGGACTTTCGCCGTTGACATGTTAGCCGACTGGGGCGCATCACCTTCATTGTGTGAGACGCTTTGGGGAGTAACAGAATCAGCACCAAATACAGGAATCACAACAGTATTGACCGCAGCCACAGGTGCCGTGTTCACATTCTCAGTGCTTCCAGTGTTTCCAAGTGCAGGCGGTTCTGCACCTGATGCACAGACCGTTTCAATGTCATTTGTTGTTATTGGAACACCAGCAGAAAACTTCAGTTAAACCAAACAATCGGGAGACACAATGAAACTACCAATCACAGTTGAATTCAATTCGGGCGAGTCAGCCACTTATGTGGCTGCTCCACCTGAGTGGGTCAAATGGGAAAAGTCAACAGGTCACACAATAAGTCAAGCGCAAGATAAAATTGGAATATCCGATTTGGTCTTTTTGGCTTATTACGCCATGAAGCGGGAAGCCGCTGGAAAGCCAGTAAAGCCAATTGAAGCATGGACTGAAACCATTGCTGATGTGGTAGTTGGTGAGGCAGACCCAAAAGTTACGAAGTCGGAAGCCTAAACAGAATCGTTTGGGAATTGGTCATTGCGACTGGTTTGCCCAAATCGGAATTTGAATCGGCTGAGGACATTCTCACTGCAATAGAAATTTTGGAGAGGCGCAATGGCTGAAGATGCAGTTGCCTACGATAAGGCAGAATTGCGCGCAGTCATTCGCGCTTTTAAAGTCATGGACGAAGATTCTATTGCTGCCGCCAAAACCCAATCCAGTGCGCTGGCCGATTATCTTCAGAAAAAAATCCAAATGAAAGCGCATCAAATACGGTCGGCAAAAGTTGCTGGCAAAATTGCTGACGGTTCCAGGGTTAGCAAATCTTCCAAAATAGGCGAAATTTCTTTTGGTTTTGCTGGTCAGAAATTCAGCGGTGGCGGCACAACGCAGCAACTTTGGGGCGGTTCAGAATTTGGTTCAAATAAATATAAGCAATTTCCAGTGTGGTCAGGTCGGGAAGGTCGTGGTTCCCGTGGCTGGTTTATCTATCCAACCTTGCGCGCCGAACAACCTTATTTGGTGAAAGAATGGGAAAATGGCTTTGACCAAATCTTGAAAGAATGGGACAGATAAATGGCTGGAAGTAGAACGCTCAAACTTGCGTTACTGGCAGACATTGCTGATTTCTCTAAAAACATCAATTCTGCTGGAACCCAAAGCAAGACCCTGGGCGACCAATTTGAAGATTTTGGCAAAAGAGCGGCAGTTGCATTTGCAGTTGCCGCAGCAGCCATTGGCGCTTTTGCAGTATCTTCAATAAAAGCGGCGGTAGAAGATGCAGCAGCGCAAGACTTACTAGCCAAAACTATCAAAGCAACAACCAGTGCAACTGAAGCACAAATTGCGGGCGTTGAGGATTACATCACTCAAACTTCAATCGCTATTGGCGTAACTGATGATAAATTACGTCCCGCTTTTGGTCGTTTAGTAAAAAGCGTTAATTCAACTGAGGAAGCGCAAAGGCTGCTAAATCTTGCATTGGATTTGAGTGTTGCATCAGGAAAACCTTTAGAAACCGTTGCGAATGCTTTGGGCAAAGCCTATGACGGAAACACAACTGCATTGGGGAAATTAGGTTTAGGACTTGACGCTAATTTGCTTAAATCAAAAGACACTGAAGCCACCATTAAATCCCTTGAAACAACCTATGGAGATTTTGCAGAAGGTGCAGCCGAAACAACCGCCGTCAAATTTGAACGAATTAGAATAGCCACTGACGAAGCCAAAGAATCAATTGGCGCTGCACTTTTACCAGTTGTTGAACAATTAAGTACTTTTATTTTGACCAGCGTTATTCCAGTGGTTGAGCAATTTGTGGCTGGTTTAACGGGCACTGGTGGGCTTGTTGACGGTTTGAGCGAATCAGAACAAATGGGACTGACATGGGGCAAACGTATTCGCAGCCTTATTGACACAGTTATTGAATTTAAAGACGAATTAGTTGCAGTTGCGGCAGTCATTGGAACAGTTTTTGTGGTGTCTAAAATAAGCGCGGCGGTGACAACAACTATTGCATTGATTACAACACTCATCAAGGCTTACAACGTATTGAAAGCATCAGCAATTGTGACTGGTGTGGCAACGGCATTTGCGTTAAACCCATTGTTGGGAGTTGGTGCCGTTGCTTTGGCCGCTGGTGTTTTATCTGCTGCAAATGCTTTGGCCAATTCCAGTCAAGGAGAAACACAATTTGCGGTTGGTGGTGCGCCTGGTGCTATTAGCGGCGGTGGCGGGTCAACTTCAGGTTCAGGCGGCACTGGTGGGGGAACTACATCAGGCGGCGGCGGTGGCGGCGTAAGTGCTGCCGTGGCATCAGCAGTTGTTGCAACTAAAGCAATAACTGGTGGATTCACTGATTCGCAGAATACAGCGCGTCTAATTGCCGCTGGTGGCGGCGGTTTTACAGATTCACAAAATGCTGCACGTTTAGCAGCGCAAGCACCTACAATTAACTTGACCGTTAATGGTGCAATTGACAAGGAAGGCACTGCCCGCACAATTGTTGAAACATTGAACAGTTCTTATTATCGCGGCACAGGCGGTGCAAGCGCACTTCAGGCAATCTAATGACACAGTGGAATCCCATTTGGAATGTGGAAATTGACGGTGTTGCATACACCAATGCGATTCTTGCAAATCTAACAATCAGCAGCGGCCGCCGCAATATCTACGAACAAGCGCAAGCGGGTTATGTTAACCTTCAATTAATAGATGTGAACCAGGCCACAATCCCTGTTTCAATCAATTCAAGCATCACGGTTCAAATTAGAGATTCAAGCAACACATTGATTCCCATTTTTGGTGGCAACGTTGTTGATATTGGCCTTGAAGTTTATGACGTAGGTTCGACTACCTTTACACAGACTTATTCAATTATTGCTTTAGGAGCATTGGCACGTTTGCCAAAAATTCTTGTTAATGGCGTATTGCCAAAAGACTTTGACGGTGACCAAATTTATGACGTTTTGAGCGATATTTTGCTAAATAATTGGGCTGAGGTTCCAGGTGGATTGAGTTGGGAAAATTACACTCCAGCAACGGAAACATGGGCAAATGCCCAAAATCTTGGTTTGGGAGAAATTGACCAACCTGGTGAATATGAATTGGCCGCTCGAACATCAAACCGCATTGATGTTTACTCTTTGGTTTCAGGGTTAGCCACAAGCGGTTTGGGGTATATCTATGAAGATGCCTATGGGCGCATTAGTTATGCCGCGGCATTGCACAGAAGTCTTTACCTCAGCGCCAATGGATATGTCAATCTTACGGCTAATCAAGCACGTGCGGCTGGCATTCGAATTGACACCCGCGCTGGTGATGTCCGTAATTCAATTACAATCAAATATGGCGCAACTTCATCAAATGAACAATCGGCCACTGATGCGGCTTCACAATTGACTTATGGCAGCCTTGCGCAAATCATTACCACAACACTTCACAATTCCGCTGATGCCTTAGACCAAGCCCAATTTTATTTGGCGTTAAGAGCCAACCCACAACCAATTTTCAGCGAAATTACATTTGATTTGACCAATGATGAATTGGACAATTCTGACCGCGACAATTTGTTGAATGTCTTTATGGGTCAGCCAATCTTGCTCAATGATTTGCCACCGAATATGTCCGCAAGTGCATTCCAGGGTTTTGTTGAAGGCTGGTCATTTCAAGCCAGTTATAATCAACTTTCAGTCAGCCTTAATCTTTCGCCCGTGGCTTATAGCCTTCAGGCATTGGAATGGCAGCAAATCAGCGCGGCGTTCACATGGGCGGGCGTGTCGGGTTCTTTAGACTGGCAACGTGCAACAATTATCACATGACAAGGAGAAACAATGGCTAATCCAACAACCAACTTTGGGTGGGTAATGCCCACCAGCACCGATTTGGTGACCGATTTACCCGCTGATTTTGCGGTTTTTGGTCAAGGTGTTGACACATCAATGGCCGACCTTAAAGGCGGCACAACTGGTCAGATTCTTGCGAAAGCAACAAACACTGACATGGATTTCACTTGGATAACAAATGACCAGGGTGACATAACCGCGGTCAATACAACTGCTCCCCTTGCAGGTGGCGGAACAAGTGGCGCATTGACTTTATCAATTGCAGCAGCAACAACTTCAGTCGCAGGCGCAGTCCAATTATCTGATTCAACCTCAACAACATCTTCAGTTTTGGCAGCAACACCAACTGCCGTGAAATCGGCCTATGACCTTGCGGCGGGTGCAACAACAAAAGCAACCCTTACAACCAAGGGTGATATTTATGCAGCAACGGCCGCTTCAACCCCCGCTCGTTTGGGCGTTGGCACAAATGGATATGTATTGACCGCCGATTCGACAGAAAGTACTGGAATGAAATGGGCTGCTGCTGCTGGCGGTGGCAAAGTTTTGCAAGTAATTATGGGAACAACTGGCACGCCAGTATCTTCAGCAACTAGCACATTCGTTGATAGTAATTTAACGGCAAACATTACTTGTTCAGCAACTACATCAAAAGTGTTGGTATTGGTTTCTCAGAAAGTTACAAAAAATAATGCCAATACCAGCACTATGATGAGTATGCGATTGGTTAAAAATGGAACAACAATTTTTACTCCTGATACCAGTATGTTAGAAACTGCTTCAGCAGTAGTCCAACAGCAGACTTTTTCAATGAATTATTTAGATTCGCCAGCAAGCACATCAGCACTTACTTACAAAACGCAATTTTGCAGCACAAACAACAATTCACAAGTTTTGTGTCAGGCAGACACCGCAACCGCTTATGCATATTCACAAATAATTTTAATGGAAATTGGTGCCTAATGAAAAATAAAGAAATTACCAATGGTTTAATGCAATTAGGTTATCAAACGGGCTGGGTCGTCTCAGGTGATGAGATTACTTTATGGGAGTTGGATACGCCGCAGCCCACTGAAAAAGCACTTATAGAAGCGGCTGCATTATGGGAGCAAACTGAAGCAAACAAACAAGCAGCAGCCATAGCGGCTAAAGCAAACGCAACTGCAAAACTTGAAGCACTTGGTTTGACGGCCGACGATTTGAAGGCACTTGGATTGTGACATTTCCTTTAGGCACATCAGCCGCGGTCATTGAATTGGCAATTGCTGAAATTGGCACTGTTGAACAAGGCGACAACCTGACCAAATACGGTGACTTTACAAAAGCCAACGGTTTGCCCTGGTGTGGAAGTTTTGTCAATTGGGTTTTTGCAAAATCTGAAGTCAAAATTCATTCATGTGTTGCAACTGCAATGGGCGCACATAAATTCAAAGAAATTTCACGTTGGTCAAACATGCCACAATTGGGTTATATCGCGTTTATGGATTTTCCACATGACGGAGTTGACAAAATTAGTCACGTTGGAATTGTTGTTGGTCTAATGCCAAACAACCAAGTTTTGCTAATAGAAGGAAACACATCAGGAACAGGCGACCAAAGAAACGGTGGCATGGTCATGGTAAAGGTTCGCCATTATGGTGAAGGAAAAGAAGTGGTCGGGTTTGGGGTTCCTAAATTTGCACCATACAAAGGCGATTTTCCAACCGTCGCCATTCCAACTTCGGGAGTCAAACCAAAGAAGGAGAAAAAATGGACAAAGCCAAAGCCTTAGCAGCATCATGGGGGCGTAGTTTTATTGCATCATGCATTGCCGTTTACATGGCGGGAATTACTGACCCAAAAGCAATTCTTTATGCTGGCCTTTCATCAGTGTTGCCAGTCATTTTGCGATACATCAACCCAAAGGATAAAAGTTTTGGGGTCACTGGGGAATGAACCCAAACGAATGGGCGGCCGTCATTGGTTGCGTAATTGCAATCCTTACGGCCGTTTATTCGGCAATGCGTTTCATGGTGAAATCGGTGATGCGGGAATTACTTCCCAACGGGGGAAATTCGCTCAAAGACCAGGTAAATAGAATCGAACAAAGGTTGGATTCACTGATGGACAAATTGTTGAGCGACACGCCCTAAATCACGCGGGAAGGTTGATTTTGTCGGTTGTGTGCTTCACCCTTATCTAAGGCAGTCAAACAGGCGGCCTAGATTCGGGAGAAATCAAAATGGTTCTTGACCTATTAGACCCACAGACATTGCGGGCATTACTTCTCATTGGCTTATTGTGCGTTATGGCAGCAGCCCTGGGATATTCAATGGGATACAAAGAAGGCCACCGTGAGGGCTATGGCCGCGGCAAATCAGTCAGTCGTCACATTTCAGCAGCCAAAAAGGCGGTAAAATAATGGGATTCCTTGACAATTATGAAGATGTTGCAACACGCATCAAGCGTTTTTGGCAGACGTATCCCAACGGTTCAATTCAAACGGCCATTGTGGACTTCAACGCTGAAAAAGGTTATGTGCTTGTTCAATGCACAATTTACCGTGATTTGGGCGACATCAAACCAGCGGGCGTTGATTACGCTTATGGATACATTGCAGCATTCAATCCGAACATGCGCCGCTGGTTTTGCGAAGATACGGCCACAAGTGCAATCGGTCGTTGCGTTGGCCTTGTGCTTGGTACAGATACCAGGGCAACTAAGGAGAATATGAGTCAGGTTGAACGACTGGACGCAAAGACTGCAAAAGTTGAAACCGCTGATGTGTGGGCAGTTCACCACATTGAAAACGATATGCCAACATTTGGGTCAGTCGTGGAAAACATTGCTTCACAACTAGGCGGTGAACTGGTGCCTGAATCACCGCAGTGCAGCCACGGACACCGTATTTGGAAAACGGGAGAAGGCAAAAACGGGAAGTCATGGGGTGGGTTTTTCTGCACCGAAAAGAGCAAGACAACCCAATGCGCGCCAAACTGGCACGTTTTGACCAGTGACGGAACATGGAAGCCACAGGTATGACAAAAAATAAGTTAGTAAAAATCCTGGTCATTATTGAATTGTTCCTTTTGGCCTTATTGCTTTGGGTGGCATTCTTATGAGCGAATTTATGGAATTGATAGACCCAAAAGCAATGGTTGGGACACTGCTCAAAAACGGAAAAGTGGTTGATTCGTACAAAGTCATGCAATGTGATTCATGTGCACTGATTCAAAAGTTTGACGCATTTGGCTATCAAAAGGCCGCTGAGGACAATCCCGTTTGGTTTTGTTTCGGGTGTAGGGCTAAACGTTGAAAGTCACGCTAGACCGCGAGGAAGCGTTGATGTGCCACATAAGCGCCTGGATTATGGCCAAAAAGTATTCTTGGAATGGCACTGGCACGCAACGCACTTACACCAAAGATAAAACGCTGCATGAATCAATTGCACAAGATGCTGAAGCCATTGGCAGTGAGTGGGCAGTGGCCAAATACTTCAATCTTGACTTTGACCCTTTTGAAGAAAAAGGGAAAGAAAAGGCTGACGTGGGAAAAGGCATTGAAGTGCGCTGGACTAAATACAGTGAAGGCCAACTTATCGTTCACGAATATGACCGTTCAACCGATATTGCAGTCCTGGTCACTGGCAATTCATCAACGGCTTACAACATTGTTGGCTGGATTCCAATTGCCATTGCTAAGCGCGACAAATATCGCCATTCCAGGCAGCCAAACTGGTGGGTCAGTCAACCCAACCTTCAGCCTATTGAAAACTTAGTTAGGAGCAATTATGGAACAGATGCAATTTGAATGTCGTGCGTGCAAAAAGGTAACAACTCAATTGGTTCGCATTATTACAGACAATCTGCCTGACCACGTGAAGGTGCTTGAATGCACGGTTTGTTCCAAAATGAGCGTGGCATTGGTTAATGATGCTAAGCAATAGTTATCCACAGACTTTATCCACAGGGGTTGATAAGGTGTTGGAAACGCCGATAGCCACGCTGAATCTTGCAACCTATTTGACATCATGGATACGATACTTTCGCTTGAAGCGAGCCGCTGATGCGGACTGCTCGCAAGGGCGCAAATATCTAATGGGCAAGGTCTATGTCATTGCGGCATTGCTTTCAATAACAAGCATTCACAACGTAAGTGCAGAAAGTTATTCAATAGACCATTTGAAGTTATATGCACATTCTAGGATTCTTGACTATAAAGAATTTCAATGTTTTAACAAAATAATCACCAAGGAATCACGGTGGTCATATACTGCCCGTAATGGTTCACACAGAGGTCTTGGACAAATGAAGTCTGAACATTATGGAAACCTTGACCCATTCAGACAAATTGACGCAACAATCAAATACATCAAAATTCGTTATCAGACACCATGCAAGGCGTGGGCATTTCATCAACAAAGGAATTACTTCTAATGGCTAGTGCATTAAAAGACAATGGCTCAACTTCCAGGTGGCGCAAGATACGCCAGCGCATTCTTGAACGTGACCAATACACATGTCAGATTTGTGGAATGGAAGGCAACACGGTTGACCACATAATTCCAAGAAGTAGTAACGGCGGTGATGAGGATTTCAACCTTCAATGTCTTTGTTCTAGGTGCAATTCATCAAAAGGCGGTAATAACCGTCAAAACGGCAAATCAAGCCCATTTTTTAGCAGCACGGGAACACCCCTGACCCTTCCTGTATCTTTTTCCCCCGAAAACGACTCAAGAAGCCACGAAAATGACTAGCAAGGTCACAACAGGTCACCTTTTGCCTAAAGACGGCTCAAATCGGCTTGAAACGGTTTTGGGTAGGGACACAGATGCCGAAAACACCCTTTTTGGCGTCGAAACCCCAAGAATCCACACCCCGCTAAACGATTTGCCGTCATTGGGGCTTGAATTGGTTGATTTGGCCACCAGCATTGGCGTGGAGATGATGCCGTGGCAGAAATTTGCGCTGATTCACACGCACAAGGTCAAGCCTGACGGTCGGTGGGCAACGCCCGTCAACTGCATTGTCGTTGCCAGGCAGAACGGAAAAAGTTTTTTGCAACAGGTCAGAATTTTGGGCGGCCTTTTCCTATGGAAAGAACCGTTGCAAATTGGGTCGGCTCACAGACTTGCAACAAGCCTGGAACAATTTCGTCAATTGATTTCCTTAATTGAAAGTAACGAATCGTTATCAAAGCAAGTCAAACGCATTCGTTGGGCGCATGGTGCGGAAGAAATTGAAACCATTCATGGAACGCGCTTTATTGTGAAGGCGGGCGGTTCGGCTGCACGCGGTGTTTCCCGACCTGAAACAATTCACCTGGACGAATTGCGTGAAATGAGTGATTTAGAAAGTTTTGCCAGTTTGAGGTACACCCTCATGGCCGCGAGGAACCCCTTGGTCATGGCCTATACAAATGCGGGTGATTCTGCAAGCCTGGTGCTAAATTCTTTTCGCGAACGCGCGCTTGCAAGAATTGCGGGCAATGATGATGACATTGGTTATTTTGAATGGTCAGCACCAACTGATGAAATAAGCATTGAAAACGCCAAATGGTCAAATCCAGCAATGGGCATCACAATTCACCCTGACAATTTGCGTGCCGTGTTT